CTCGTTACGATAGATATATAGCCGCCGACTTTGGCTACAACGACATGGCGTTTGTCGTGTTTGGTTATTACGATTTTGATCGGGTGAAAATAGTCATAGAAGACGAGCTTGTGTTTCAATACAAATCGTCTGTGCACATAGCAATCAATGTAATAGCCAAGGAACTTGACCTTTGGCACGGATACGCCGGACTGTCTGAGCAGTTCTTAAAATTAGCATTCAAAGAGGCGCTTGAGGAAATCGAAAAATACAGGCACATTTACGATAGAGAACGAGGGCTAGTGCGGAGGTTTGTTGACACTCCGCCTTTAACTCGCGCTGATATGGTCGACGCTGTTGGGTGCATCTTTGCGGGAGCTCAAACAGCGGATAGAGATGCACAGATACATAGATTGCGGCGAATCATTCTTGAACGCAGACTTGAAATAAACCCGAGGTGCCGAAACTTAGTTAGGCACCTTAGTTATGCGGTGTGGGCAGCCTCGCGCAAATCGTTTGAACGTGACGCGGGATTCGGTCATTATGACGGGGTTGGGGCAATGCAGGTGATGACTCACCACGTTGACTATCGAAGCATGCCGAACAACTCTCTATTCCCCCCAGCGCTTGATATGGCCAACTTTAATATTCCAACTGTGATGACAAAAAACAGTCAATTTAGGAGAACGTGATGAATGATATGATTAAATTAAACCCTATTGACAATATTGAGTACTGGGGAGCAGATGCCGATACTAAAAAATTAGCGGCATCACTTACAGACCGTATAACCACGTTCGACTCGTTTTTAACGCAACACCACATGTGGATACGCTGGAACTTTTCGGCAAAATTATATGATGGAGCTGACCCTAAAACTGGGGCTGTATCGTATGACGTTCGAACGTTTGGAGAGAATGACGAGCTATTGACAAGTAAGTATAATTTATACCGTCGCACACTCGACTCAGCTCATATTCTAATCACAGGTGTTCGACCATCGTTTGAACCCCAAGCGCTTGGTGATGACAGTGCGGTGACCGAAGCCACGTCGATTGCATCTCAAATACTTGAGGATGCGTTGTCAAAAAGAAAGGGCGAGGCGACTGCGATTATGTCATCAAAATACGCCCTACTTTATGGGGCTGGCTGGCATTATACTTTTTGGGATAAAAATGATGGGGATTTATTCACGTACGTTGATAGAGAAACAGGCGAACCAGTTCAACAGCCAGAAGGGAATGTGTGCTTTGCTGCACTGCCGCCCAGTCATGTTATCTATGATGTCTCGTGTGATGAGAACTCGGAGCCGGACTGGTTCATTGTTTCGCGACAGGTAAATAAGTGGGAACTTGCGGCTCGCTTTCCAGAATATGCGGACCATATTGTTGCATGTGGGCCTACAGATAGAGAACGATTCAAAAACTCATTCCTTATAGCTAACAGCGTGTCTATCTCTCAGAACAATACAGACTGTGTTACGATTTACGAGTTTTTGCATGAACGAACAAACTATTTACAGAGTGGTCGACACTCTATCATGGTTGGCGGCATGGTCGTTGCTGACGGTCCATTAGAGTATAAAAAAGTACCGCTTTACGAGCTTTCATCTACTGCTCGTATTCCTCGCACGAGAATAGCAACGACTCATTTCTTTGATGTCATGGGAATGCAACGAGCAATCGACGCTTCGTTTTCTAGCGCACTGTCGATCAATGACGTCCTCGGCATTCCGAATATCTGGATTGGTATGGCTAACATGCTTGGCCGAGCCTTACCAGAGGTCATGGGTCGCGGGATTCGGTACATCATGAGCCAAGAAGAACCCAAACTACTAGAGTGGTCAGGCGCTCCGATTGCTCAGCAAGTTTCGTTTATGGAGTTTCTGAAGGGACAAATCGTTGAGGTGTCTAGGTTAAATGATGTGGCGTTAGGTAACTCGAGCGGCGCTACGTCTGGCAAACACCTTTCGATGGCGCACGCTATTGCTCAACAAAGCGCATCAGACTACCAAGCGGCCTATGCGATGCTGTTCGAACGAGTAGGGCTTTGCGTGCTCGAAATGTTTAGAGACTTTGCATCTGAAGAGCGCGTCATCCTCATGACTGGAAGAAATAAAACTTTGATGGCGAAACGATTCAAAGATGCGAAAATCGACGCAATTAAAGGCATTTCTATCAACGTTGGTTCAGCAATCATGCGTACCGCTGCTGGTAGAAAAGAAGTTGCGGATATGATGTTTGATAAGGGCGTTCTTAATCCTGAGCAATACCTAGAAATGATTGCAACAGGTAAATTGGAGCCAATGACAGAGGGGCCGCTTCAGCGTCGAGTTCTAATCGAGAACGAGAATCAAATGCTGATGAATGGGCAAAATCCACCTGTCCTAGAAACAGACAACCCTATTGAGCATTTCGAAGGACATTTACGTGTCATGAATGACCCAACGGCTCGTGTGACACCTGAGATTTTAATGGCCTGCAAGGCTCATTTTGTAGACCACATCGTCAAATGGGAGGAGATTGCGTTGAAGATGCCAGCGCTTGCAGCAGCTCTTAACTACCCGCCTCCCCCGTCAATTCAGCCTCCTATGGGGCCAGATATGAATACTATGCCTCCACAGCCAGGCGCACCAATGCCGCCCCCTACTGGGCCTCAAATGCCGCCTACAGACCCTATGCAATCTATCCCAACTCTCCCAGGCGGAGGGGTTCCCCCATCAATTGGCGATTTGCCAGCTAACTAAAGGAAAAAAATGTCAGAACCATCAGCATCACCATCAGCTTCAAGTCCAGAGGCTTCAGCGTCACCATCTCCCGCTCCTGTAGCGCCTTCCCCCGCTCCTTCGGCGGATGGCAGCCCCGCATCTTCGACAGAGATGACGAATGATAGCTCAGCCGAAAGCGTTCCTTGGCTATCGAAAATCAAAGACCGATTCGTCGAAAAAGACGGCAAATTACATATAAAATACCTCGTCGACGGAAAGGAAGAGTTGGCCGATTTTGATCAAGAGCACCGTCAGCGTCAAATCGATAAAGCCGGAGCAAAGCGCATCGAGGAGGGGGCCAGGCTTAAACGAGAAGCAGAAGAGACGCTTGCGCGAGTCAAAGAGGAATTGATTGAGGCGTTCGCCAGTCCGGCGAAGATGCGAAGCTTGGCGTTGCAGATGGGCGTTAATCCCAAAAGTTTAGCCGATCAAATCCTAGACCACGAATATGAAGAGGCGCAGCTTAGCCCAGCGGAACGGGAGCTACGTCAAATAAAAATGCAGCAACAGCAATATGAGCAAGAACTTGAATGGGAGCGCCAGCAGCAGCAAGAGCAACAGGAACTTAGAACAAGAGAGTCGATTGACAGAGGAATCACGCAAGCCCTCTCGGACTCTCCGGACTTATCTCTTGACGATTTTCAAATGGACTATGTCCGCGCCTATTCAGATAGCGTTTTTAGGCACATTCAAGCCGGACAGCGCCCAGCTAAATTACCAGACGGTCGCCCTGTGACGTATAAAATGATTGCAAACGAGGCCATTGCTAGTTTGCCAAAGATGCCACTTCAGCCGAGTGATGATGATATCTTAACTCAGCTAGAAAAAAACGAGCAACTTCGACGCCGCGCCTTTGAAAAGTTTTTGCCTCAAAAGCCAGCGTCTCCCGACCTTCGGACCGTTGAAAGGCCAAGAGATGCATCAGGGCGCTTTATTCAAAGCGAAGCCTCGTCATCAGCTCCGCCTAAAAACACTTATTCTGACGGCGGCCTAGCTCGCCTGTTTAGACAATAACATCATGAGGGGGACGGTGTTGATTAAAACAAATTGACACCGCCCTACATGTATTGTATTGTACGTTTAGCTTGATTTTATCTATCTTTTTTAGATAAATAAGATGAAGTGTATTTGATATAGGTTGGGGGCCACCGTTCTTGGCGCTCTCTTATAGTCAATAAAAGGCCACCGTTTTCGGCGTCTTTTGCGACAAAAACCGACAAAGTCAATATTTTTATTGTTTTTTTTCGATTTGGAGGCAAAAATGACCGATACAACGAGTACGGACCTAGATATTTTTAAACGTCAGTATGTGGACAAAATCCACGATCAATTCCCTACATTTGCGGTTTTGCAAAAAGAGATTGAGTTTGATAAAAAGAATCGCGTTGGAGACCGATATGAAATCGATGTTTCTACCCGCAAACCGACTGGTTACACCTATAAAGGACCAACCAGCAAGCGGAGTGGGTACACATTAAATGATTCGACTCCTGCAAAGGCTGCGAAAGCGTATTCAACCGGACATAAACTTGATTTGCGTGTTGATTTCGCGGAAGATTTGGTCGTTTCGGCGCAAGACACAAAGCAGGCTTTTACGCCAGGTTTTGACCTCTTGCTTGAAGAGACAAATACCAGCGTGCGCTTTGCTCTTGAGGAATCGCTGATTTACGGTGGCACAGACATCGGCGCTATCAGCACAAAGACAAACACATCAGCCGTAAACAGTACATTAAAACTAACTGTCGGTTCGTGGTGTCCTTCACTTTGGATGTTCCGCGAGGGCTCCTACGTTGATATTTTTAATGCGGCATTGGTAACTAAACGCACCGCTGCCGGACCTGCTCTCGTCACTTCTATCGATGAAGAGAACCAGTCTATTTTAGTGACATTCGCCGCAAATGCTGACCAGACGGCGACCCTAGCAACCGACTTGATTGTTCCTTATGGAGCAAATGGAGAATGGTTCGACGGTCTCAATGCATTGATTACAAAATCAGCTGCGGGAGCATCGACTGTATTGGGTATTGATACCGCTACCACTTCGGTTTGGCGCTCAAAAACTCTGGATGCGTCAAGCGGACCGTTGACAATGGCATTGGTATCGGCTGCTGCAACAAAATGTGTTGTGGGTGGTGGAACTGGACCATTGACTCTTTATGTCAGCCCATTCACGTGGACCGATTTAATGAACAATGAGGCCGCTCTTCGTCGCTATGCGAAAGAAGACGGTAAGGAATTCGTAAACGGGTCTGATAAGATTGGATTCTACGGAGTCAACGGAAGCATCGAAATCGTGTCTTACCTTATGTGTAAGGCAGGCGATGCTTTCCTTGTAGCGCCTGAGTTCTTGCGTAGAGTAGGAGCATCGGAGCCTAACATGATTCCGTTCACGGAAGCTAGCACAGGCAATGGCGGTCAAGAATGGGTATATCGATACCCCGACAAAGCCGCTTACCAGATTCGTATGAGCTGGGACCAGGCTTTGTTAGCGACTCGTTTAAACAAGTTCTGTAAAATCGAAAACATTGTGAACGATTCGTTACCAGCAGCTTGATAAACGGGCTTCTGTTTGTTGTTTTATTGTGATTGATTGAGGTGTTTGATGACTTGGCTTTGCGATGATTTTGTAGAAAATGTGAAACGCAAAGCTTGGCTTTCGAACACCTCGACCAATTATTCTAATGATGAGATTCTGGCCATTGCGTTTGAGCAGGCAAATGTGCACCTCTTCGCAATGATTAGGTCTATTGATGTCGGCTATTACAACTGTACCGAATCTATCCCACTTGTAAGCGGACAGGACAAATACAAGCTACCTACCCGTGCTGCGACGCAAAGCGCACGCGATATTTTTTTATTAGACTCTAACGAAAAATCGGCCGGTTTTGAAAAAGTTACCATAAGTAATTTTTACAAGTCTCGTTCTAACCAATCAACAGGGGTGCCTGTTAAGTATGCGATTGAGGGTTCTTTTATTAGGGTCTCTCCGGTCCCTGACTCTGCTGACCATAGCATTTTAGTTCTTTATACTCGACGTATTCCAACCTTGATCATGTCTACTGATGCAAGCGTTGTCGCGTCATCGACTGCTACGACGATAGTGACCTCCTCGGCTCCGGCATGGTGGACATCTGGAATGAAGATTGATGTCATGCGCAATCAACCAGATTCTGATTTAATCATGCAATCCGTGGCCGTGACTAATGCTGGTTCTACTTTTACAATCACGGACGGTCAAGAGACGACATTTGTTGAAGCTGGTGACTATGTATCAGAGCAAGACACGTCGCCTATAATCCCGCTGGTTGATGTTTTATGCGTTGCTCTATGCGATTATACGGCGGCTGCCGTCTTGCGCGAATCGGGGAAAGAAGAGCGAGCGCAATCGATCAAACAGCAGGCAAACGAGTATATTGCTCAAAATATTACTAATATGACGCCTCGTGTTTTGAATGAGCCGCCGCTTATGATCAACCGAAACTCTTTATTAAGGTCAGGAGGGTCATATGGCTGAGGTGACTAAAACAATTGTGCCGCTTGGCTTATATACAGACCCTGGCCCGTTCAGCGCGGCCCCTGATGGAGCGCTTGTTGAGGCGCAGAATGTGACTTTGCTTAGAGATGGGCTCCTAGAGCCTCGGCCAGGATTCACTCTTCAAGCGGATTCTGGGGTCAGCGAGTATGACATCATATCGCACGGCACATATGTAGAAGATGTGGGCGAATTCGTTTGGTATAATTCAGCGTTTTCGGGGTGGACAGTTCGGCGAGATGCGACCGATACTATTACAGGTCCAACAGATTTCACTCATGGCAAAATAAATGCACAATACGTAAAAGGTCGTCTTTTATTCACGAGCAATGAAGGCGTTTGTGAAATGCCTCAAGATTCGGGCGATACGATTGCTTATAGGGCCGGGTTGCCGCAGCCTACGCAAATAATGGCATATGCCAAAGCTGACGCGGACGGCTGGCTTGTTGACGATGATTTAGTTGGTTATAGGTTTGTGTTTAAAAGGACTCGGTCCGATGGAACTGTGATGCGCTCTGCGCCTAGTTCAATTATATATGTGAGGTATTCTTCCAGCTCGGGCGCTTACCCTAATGCATATCCTATCATAGACGGAACCGATTTTGGCTATACGGATGTTTTGTACGATGTCGATTCTACGTTTGATACGCTAATAGATGGCGACGAGTTAGAAATATATAGAGGCCCTAAAACAAATGACCCAACAGAAGAGGAGCCTGTAGACGATGAAATGATGCTAAGGGCCGTTGTTCCGATTGTTAGCGGGGCAATTGAGCCTTTTGCAGATAACCTCGACGATGGAGCATGGTCAGGCGCACCTCTTTACACCAATTCGACTCAAGAGGGCATCTTGCAAGGCCACTATAGGCCAAATTATGCGCGAGACATCGCCCTATACAATGGAATGACCATGCTTGCTGGGCAGAGAAGCCCTCAACGAATTGCGTTGCAGCTAAACGCGATAGGCAATACGGCGTGGTCGTATGGCACTGTTTTCGGGAACACATCACCTTTAGTAGCTCTGGTCGCTGGAGCGACGACAATAACAACGGGAGAGCCTTTTGTATCAGGCATCACGATAGGTATGGATGTGACCATGGACGGCTCTATTTATGGCTCATTCCCTGGCTATACTGACACATATTTTACCGCTGGCACGGTTGTTACCAATGTCGACCTTGCAACGCTTACGATAACCCTTTCAAAGCCAATCCTCGCAACAAATGCGTCGATTCGGGTGACTTTTTGGGATTGGTTAGAAGTCTCTGATTCTACAGGGTCTTTTAAAATCTATGGTTCAGAAGCGTTTTTTTCAGGGAACGAATATTTTTTCTTGACCGAGGAAAGTCGCAGAAGCTCAACAAATATGTATTTTGGCGGATACCCGTCTCTTGAATATAAGTTTAACAATTCGTCGGCTCGAATAAAAGATATTCGGCTTTTGTGCTCTGGCTTAACAAATAGAAGAGGGATTACTTTATTTTTTGAAAGGGCGTCCTTTTCTAGCGACCCTTTCACAATTACATCAACCAAACCTTTAGCATTCGATCGTTATGTTGATACGGTCACTGGTGTCACTTCTGCGCAAGATGGAAACGGGTCGCGTCTTACTATTTCAAAAACCGATATCCCCGACGCATATCCACTTCTAAACTACATTGATATAGGCAATTTAAGCAGCGACATCGTTCGTGTCATCCCAGCGCAAAATACTTTATTAGTCTTCAAAGAAGACGGTATTTATCAAGTCTTTGGCAATGACCCTTCATCGTTATCGGTTGAACTGCTTGATTCTACCATATGGCCTGTCGACACTCTCCGGAGCGGCAATTGGTTCGCTAGCCTTGGCAGTAATGTGTTTATGATGTCAAGCAGCGGTCCCGTTGTAGTCTCTGACATTAGCGTGACGCCGATTGGTGCGCCCATCATGGAAACTTTCCGCGAGATGTTTGGACAAAGCTTCAAAAACCTTGCGGACGGCGATACATTTTATGTGAGCGCGGGAGCGTGTCCATCGATGCCGTATGTGATGTTTTCTTATGCAGAGCAAGGAGCGCAGGAATTAGACCCAGAGACGTCTCTGTCTTTTGTGTTTAACACGGACAATGGAACATGGACTACATGGACTCAGAGACGCCGGCTTTCATGCCACTGGGTGGGACAGTATGGACGTTTGACGGCTGGCTTTGGGACTCTTGACGGGTATGCCGTTGTTGGATATTTTGACCACGAACGAGATTTGATTAATCAAGATTTAACAAGTAGAACTCATTTACTTGGATGTGATTATTTAGAAAATGGGACTATGTTTTTAGACCCTGACTCGTTAGGCGGCGGCTGGTATTTATTTACTGAGCTGTCTTCAAGTTATCACGTTGTTAATCAGGGCGACATTGTAGTTTTAGCCTCTTCACCTTATGACTTTGGAGTTGTTGAAGAAATTGTTTCTTCCTCTTCTTTCAGAGCTTGCATTTATGATGGCTCAATAAGCGGCATTCCTAATGTATTTTATTTGAAAGAAGCTTTCCCTGTTCGCGTTATGTTCGCCCCCGCAACCTTTGGTGAACCAGGCATTGAAAAACAAATTCTTAACACGCTGTTCGCGTTCAATCTCAGAACATTGCTCTTGCGATTTTACGCAGAGTTTCAAACCTATCGACTGGACAGCAACAAGGAACAAACAACGGAAGATTTAGCGCTCACAACAGGATGGACACAGGGCATTACAGCGGCCGATAAAACTATTAGCATTGAATGGGCACCCGACCTTATAGGCCTTGATGTTCCGCGTTCTGTTGCTTCTGATTGGGCAACTAAAGTCGGTTTCAATATTCAGCAAGCGTGTAGCTGGTTCTCTCTCGGCGCACTCGTGCTCAAGGCCAACGTCTCCACCGACCTTGTCAACAGGGGGCGCTCATGAGTTCCATTAAACTTTTTCGATGGCTTGAAAAAGACGATTCAAAAGAATTGGTCAATAAGCTAAACGAATATGCTCGTCAAGTCTATGAACGATTTAACCGCAATGTCAAAATCGATGGCAATCTTGACGCGCAGGTCCTTAACGTCTCATTCTCTGGACCGTCAAGTGAATTGTCGATTCAAACAAAATACACTTCGCCGCCTCTTGGCGCTTTGTTAATCAGATTGATTAATAGCGATACTGGAGAGGCTGCTTCAGCGACTTGGTCTTGGATTTATTCCAAAGACGGGAAAGTCAAGACTACATCGTTTTCATCTTTAGCAAGCGCAAAATATGATGCGCGTATTTTAGTGTTAGGAGCGTAATTATGGACCCAAATTATTGGAATCAAACTATGGCGAATGCGGGGTTTCCTGCCCCGAACTCTTCTAAGAATAAAAATAGATTGCAGGGGATGGCTAAAAACGCCAATAGCCAATATGGGAACAGTTTACAGGGGATGGCCAAAAATGCACAGAAAACGGCTCTGAATCGATATAGTGAATTATCTCAAACTGGCCTTACTGCCGCGGACAGGCTTGCTCAACAGCAGGCTAATAAGCAGGCGGCGATGTATGAGCAAAGTCAACGTCAAGGTATCATGCAAAATGCGCAGATGAGGGGCGTTGGAGGAAGCGGGCTTGAAATGGCTTCAGCATTATCGGCGCAGCAAGGCGGGGCTGACAGGTCTCAAATGAATCAAACGGCGATTGCTCAGAATGCTCAACAAAGGGCAATGGACGCAACCGCCGCGCTTGCTGGCGTAGGGTCTCAGGTTCGAGGCGATAATCTTGCATATAGCCAGTATCTAACTCAGAAAGAGCAATATGAAGCAGCGCTTGAAGCTCAGAAGAAACAAAACAGATGGAATAACATCATGGGCGTCGTCAATGGCATCGTAGGCGGCGCAACGTCTGTTGCAACCGGAGGCGTTAGCCAGGGTGGAAGGTGGGCAAATGGAACCTGAAGCAAAAAAACGATATCTTGAAAGCCTAGGGCTTTTGATTAAAAAATCTGCTAATAATCGGCGGCCTAGTCTAGGCATTCCAGAGCTGAGCATCGATCAAGATTTTATGCCTGATGCGACACAGGACATGGGAGAAGAGGAAGCTGTGATACAGGATGACAGCAGACTTGGAGACGTGTCTAGTGATTTGATACCTGAAGAGGCTGTGTCTCCACAGCGCTCCATGCGTCACTTGCAAGTCTCGGTGCTGCCTCAGTCTATGGAGCCAAGGCGTGCGCTGCGTCACATAGGAGCATCGAATGCAGGACATGCTTTAGAGCGTCCATCTTCTGATTGGGTAGAGCGAGCTTATCAGAGCGCGGAAGACATGCGACTCCCTCCATCAAGACGTGGGCCGCTTGATTTCGATTATGACCGCCGATTGAATCTATCCCAGCCGCCACCGCGTCAAGCTCCTAGAGGACCTAGTGTCTTTGCCCAAGAGCCGCAGTTGCCTCGATACGCGAATGATTTAGGGGCTAGACTGGGTGAAACTCCTGATGATTTGGCGTTTCGGGCTCAGGAAATCGCCGAACCGAGAATGATTAGAGCTATACGCGGAACTCAAATGTCCCCTAGACCTCAGTCATTAGACCAGCCGAGAGCGGTCCCGCATTTACAACAAAATGCAGGGGACGCGCTTGAGCATCCTTCATCGGAATGGGTTGAACGCGCCTATCAATCGCAGGATGAACTTAATTCACCTAAACACCCCGAAGAGTATCGTCGGCGCGAAAAACGAGGTGGGGCATCGATTGAATCAAATAAGACTTCAGTCGATGCCCTAAATTCTTCATCGAACGCAGAACAGCAACGAATCTTGGCTGAAGTAGCACAAGGTGCAGGGAATGCGGTGGGACAAACGGCGGGAGACTTTGCGCGTAGACTCCAAGCGCCGCGCCCTCTTTCGCATGAAGAGCAAGTGCTCGCTCAGGTAGGACAAGGGGCTGGGCAGGCCGTTGGACAAACGGCGGCAGATTTCACGCAACGTGCACAGGATATGCAGCGCCCTTGGACGATGGGAAGAATGGAAATCGTGCCCAATCCACCTCCTACGCACGAGGAGCAAGTGCTTGCAGACGTAGGAAGAAACGCAGGCAATGCGGTCGGTTCAACCACGGCGGACTTTGTTCAACGTGCTCAGGACATGAGTCGCCCATGGGAGTTAGGCCCTATAGAGTTCGAACGCCGACCACCCGCGCAGACACGTGAGCAACAGGTGCTTGCTCAAGTAGGTCGCAATGCAGGCGATGCAGTCGGTCAGACTACCGGAGACCTTGCAAGACGTCTTCAATTACGCCCCCCTATGCAGTCTTCGTCTACCTATGAGCAACAAATATTGAACCAGGCAGGACAGGGAGCAGGCCAAGCGGTCGGACAGACGACGGCCGATTTGGCACGGAGACTTCAGGGCAAACCTTGGGAGCTGGGAAACATCGGGTTTGATTTTTCAGGCAGACAAAGCCGCCCTCGTCCGGCCCCTGAGCAACAAGCTCCTGTTCAGGCGGGACAAGTGCCGACTTCCCCGTCAATGGTTGATATGTATGAGGCGCGGACACAGGGGCCCCCGCCTTCCCTAGCTCCACCAAACAATGCCGAAGAGCCAGTGGCAGCCGCTCAATTGCCAGGAGCCAGCGTGATTGGACCGCCTGCGCCAGGAGAGGAACCAGTCGTTCCCGCAGAGCCTACGGTTACGCCTGAAAGTGCACAGGCTGAGGAGCCAGTTATTACGGACGAAGTTGCAGAAGACCCAGCTCTTGCAGAGGCGCGGCGACGAGACCGACGCGCTAATATCATACGTGGCGTTCTTGGTGGCGTCGGAGGGATAATAGGAATTGTTGGTGCAGCTCGTGACAATCCGGCGCTCGCTGGAGTGGGGTTAGGGTTAGGACGAGGCTCTTTAGTGGGGATAAATCCTCGCCGAAACGAGAATCAATATTTGCAAGATCGATCTATTCAGAGACAGGACGATGAGCTTGCATATCAGAGGTCTACCGATGAGCAGAATAGAGCTCTTGCTGCTGCTGACCGAGAGATAGCAATGGCAGACAGACAGGCAGACAGGCAGACAGCTGCAGAGGATCGAGCAATCAATAATAATTATAGGCAAGCGCAGATAGACAATCTTAATGCAAATGCGGAATATAGAAGGGCTTTAGCGGATCGTGATGGGCCTGACTCAGCCACAAACAGCCCAGAATCACCGGTCGCGCAAGCTCGCAGAGACACTCTTCGACGTCTCATTATATCAAGCCCAGACGCAATCCGCGCAGCTTATCGCGGAGTAGATTTAGATGGCCTCACCTCTTCTGAGCTCAGGGACGTCGCTTCTGATATTTTAAGGCGAACACAAAGCCTTCCAGTAGGACAGCGTCATGTGAAAACCAGGCGAATTGAAAGATTAATAGCCGAGATGGAGGCCGCAGACCTTGCGGAAATGGCAGGCAATGGCGCTACGTCGCCTGCCTCTCCTGTTCCACAAGCCTCCGCTGCTCCTGCTCCTGCCCCATCGGGAGGAGGAGGCCGTCAGCGCCCTAGAAGGAATGATTACGCCCAATCTATGGGGCCTGATTTCCAAGGCCCTGTGCCGCCTACGGAGCAAGGACAGCAACCTGCCACATCGGCAGGGCAGCCGCAGTCATCCGCGACTGTTAGACCGCAGGAACGTCGAAACAGAACCTTGGCCGAAATTGTCTCCGACAAAAATAGACAGCTAAGAGGACAGCCACTATTAAGCGGCTTAACTCGTTATGATGACTATACGCCTGAGGAAGACCGAATCGTGTCGGCTGCAACAAGCTCTCGAAGTTCAGGGGTTAGAAATGACGGTCTTTATTTACAAGACAGAGGGAGCACGTCCCAGCAATTTGACGTAGCCAGAACAAACCTCGGCATTTATACTGACCGAGATTTCCAGAGAGCTGCGCCACTTATCACCGGAATCACCCAAGTCCGTAACCGTGCAGGCAATTTGCTGAATCTGACCCGAAATATGACGCAGGCGCAATTCACTGCGGCGGTATCTGGCAATTCAGCGGCGGCGCGTCTTCTTGGAGTAGAAGAT